GGCTTCTTGCTAGACTTCTCAAACTCTGCTGCACTCGGCACAGACGTATCAGGCAACGGCAACAACTTCACTGTTTCAGGTCTCACAAGTTCTGACCAGATGATTGATACGCCTACGAATAACTTTGCTACGTTCAATCCACTAGACGTATTGAATATAAACAACACAGTAATTTTGTCAGAGGGAAATACTAGATACGATTCTAAAAACAGTACACAAGTACAATGCACAATGCTCCCAAGAACTGGAAAATGGTACTGGGAAGTTATGTCCCCTAATTTATATACAAACGGAACTACAGGTTACAGGGGGCAGGTAGGTATAAAACCAAAGAGTGCTACTGTTTATGATAATTCTTTAACTGTTAGAATTTTAATGGGGAATGGATATGGTGCCAGTGTTAATGGAAGGGTTAGTAAATACACCACCGCGACATACAAAGCAGGAGCTGCCGACACGATTCTTTCAAATGATATTTTGGGAATAGTGTACGATGCCGACAACCTAACACTTGAATTTTTGATTAACAATACTTCTTGGAGCGTAGTCACTGGTTTAAATGATGAACAGTGTCTTCCGTGGATTCAAGCCGATGGTACTCCGTCAACATCACAAAATACCGAGTGGAATATGAACTTCGGTAACAACGGTGATTTTAACGGCAATAAAACCGCTCAAGGCAATACAGACCAAAATGGTTATGGTAATTTTTACTACACGCCTCCCGGTTCAGCACTAGCACTCTGCACAGCCAACTTACCAGAACCCACTATCGGGCCGAATAGTGATACTTTGTCTGATGAGAACTTTAACACTGTGCTTTATGTAGGTAATGGCACAGCAATAGGTAGTGGTGGTAAATCTGTCACGAATGTTGGCTTCCAGCCTGATATGGTCTGGACAAAAAACCGAGATGCAGCACAAAGCTGGGCATGGATGGATACTCAAATAGGCACAGGAAAGTATTGGACTCACAATTATACCAGTACGGCCGTTATTACTAATTCAGAATCTCTAGCTAGTATGGATTCAGATGGGTTTACTGTTGGCAGCTTGGCAAATGCTAATGTTAACGGGCAAGATTATGTGGCTTATTGCTTCAAAAAAGTCGCAGGGGTTTTTGATACCGTAGGTTATTCAGGCACTGGTTCTGTGCAAAACATATCACACAATTTAGGTGCTGTTCCAAAGGTAATAATTGTAAAGCGAGTAATCAACGCCAATACTGCTATTGGTTATATTGATGCTGGTCAGGTATCAGACCCGCAAACAGATTATTTTGACTTGTTTATTACAGGTACACCCACTGACAACAACACTGTATGGAATGATACCGCACCCACATCCACGCAATTTACTGTTGGGACAGGCAGTGGTGTAAATCTATCTTCAGATACATTTGTAGCCTATTTGTTTGCAGAAGTAGAAGGTTTCAGCTCCTTCGGAAGTTACACCGGGAATGGCTCCAGTGATGGCCCCTTCATCTACACAGGCTTTAGACCGGCGTTTGTGATGGTGAAACGCACAGATACTGGTAACAACTGGGTTATGCATGACGCAGAACGGAACACCTATAACGTAGTTAATTTAAGTTTATTAGCAGACAGAAGTGATGCTGAAACTGATTTCGGGATTGATTTTGATTTCTTGTCAAACGGTTTCAAGATAAGAAGTACAAACAATCCAGAAAACGCATCAGGCGGCACATACATCTACATGGCATTTGCCGAAAACCCATTCAAATACAGTAACGCACGATAGGTAACTAAAATGAGATATTACAACACAGCAACATCCACAGTGGTTAGCGAGAGACAAGTTCTCAGAGATAACCCCAACACATCATTTGCGTTACCTCTCAGTGACGCAACATTAGAAACACTTGGTCTTGTAAATCTGCTTGACGACATCAAGCCAGCCTATGACGCAGCTACCGAAAAAGTTATTGAAGGTGCCATAGAAGTACGTGAAGGCGTGGCTTACCAGACTTACAGCGTAATAGATCGCCCTGCTGAAGCCATTGCTAACGAACTGGCTGGCAAGAAAGCTAATGTACGAATCCAGCGTAACGACAAGCTGTCTAAAACAGATTGGGCGGTTCTCCCTGATAGCCCACTGTCAACTGACGACAAGACTGTCTACGAAAACTACCGTGCAGCTCTACGCGATGTACCTGCACAGGCTGGCTTCCCTGAGAACGCACTGCCAGAAAGCCCTGACGAGTCACCATACGACTCTTGGACTTACGACAGCACTAACTTTGTCTGGAACGCACCACTGCCTAAACCTGAAGGTGAAGCGTATTGGGACGAAGATGCGTATCAAGAAGACAATACAACAGGTTGGATAACTATAGGTTAGAAAAATGATAGAGGTCATGGCGGCAGTTAGCCTTGCAAATAGTGCCTTCAATGCCCTCAAGTCAGGATTGGAAAAAGGTAAAGAACTGCAAGACATGGGCGAGACTCTTGGCAAGTTCTGGGATGCCAATGAAACTATCTCGCAGGCTGGCATTGAGAATGAGACAGCCACCTACGCCAAAAAGCTGTTGCAGGGCAAAAGCATCGAATCACAGGCGCTAGAAATTACCATAGCAAAGACCAAAGCAAGGGAGATGGAGAACGAGCTGCGTGAATTCTTGATTTACTCCGGGCAAGGTGAGTTCTACCGCGAAATGTTGCGGGAAAGGCGGGCTATCAAGAACCAGCGTCTTCGGGAGAAAAGGGCGCAGGAACTAGCCAAAAAAGATGCGATGGACTTGGCTCTTATTGTTTTCCTTTTTGGTCTAGGTGGGGGTGTACTAGCCGCTATCGTTGCTTTAATAGCAGAAGCCCAATAATATAAGCATATATAACTTTAAGTCGTAGAAGGAAGTAGTTATGGATTTTCAAGTGTTGTTTAACGTCGCTTTGTCGGTTGTAATGATGTTATCCGGTTGGATGATCCGATCAGTCTACGACGCAATTAATAAGTTGAGGAGCGATCAAGTACAGTTAGAGAGGTTACTGTATGCGGATTTCGTTAAAAAAGACGATTATCGAGAAGATATACGGGAAATTAAGTCAATGCTTTCGGGCATCTTTAATAAGCTGGATAACAAAGAGGATAAAAAGTAATGGAAAAGGTAAAAGCAAAGGTAGTGGAAGGTTTGGAGAAAGTCGGCAAGATTGTACACGGGGATTGCGACTCCTGTCTGGGTGTGAAAACAATCGTAGTAGCCGTCCTGATGTTACTCATTATAGTAGGGTAAGTTGTCCGTGGTACAGAGATAAGTGGGATTGGTGATGAAATTTCTAAAGATTAAGAATCTAGTTGGCGCAGTTGCGCCTACACTTGGTGCCGCAATGGGTGGGCCTTTAGGTGGTGCCGCTGGGAAAATAATTGCTGGTGTTTTAGGTTGCGAACCTTCCGCTGGGTCTATTGAAAAGGCTATGCAAGAAGTAACGCCAGATCAACTTGCTGAGATCAAACGGCAAGAACTGGAATTCGAAGCTCAAATGAAAGAAATGGATGTAGATTTGTTTGCCCTACAGACCGCTGATATTCAGGATGCACGTAAATATTTTGCTAAAGACTGGACACCACGAATAATTGCAGTGACTTTAGTTGCTGGGTTCCTAGGTTATATATTTATGATTACTGTAGCAGACCCAGAAGAGAATCCTTTAGAAATCATAAACTTAGTGCTTGGTTGGTTAGGTGGTACTACAAGTGCAATCATAAGTTTCTATTTCGGCGCATCCAATACTAAGGACGATAAATGAGTAAATTAATTGAAATGCTCCGAAGACATGAAGGAGTAGAGACACACGTTTACCTAGATACTGAAAATCTTGAGACTATTGGCGTAGGTAGAAACATTTCAAAAACAGGTTTAGGTTTGTCGGATGATGAGGTAAACTACCTTTTGCAGAATGATATTTCCCGCGTAATCAACGAGTTAAGCGGTGCTTTTCCTTGGTTTTCTGGGCTAAACGAAGCCCGTAAAGATGCCATGATTTCGTTAGGATTCAACCTAGGTTTACCAAGGTTGCTTAAATTTAAAAACGCTTTAGAATCAATGAGTTCTGGCGATTTTGAATCTGCATCTGAGCATTTTTTAGAGAGCAGGTGGGCAACGCAAGTAAAAAATAGGGCTATTGAATTGACTGACATGATTAGGTCTGGGGAATATGCCGATACAAAAAATTCAGTTTAAGCCCGGTGTAGATAGAGAAACTACTCGCTACAACGCCGAAGGCACATGGTACGAGACAGATAAAGTCCGTTTCCGCCGTGGTATGCCCCAGAAGATTGGTGGTTGGGAGCGTATTTCCTCAAACACGTTTTTAGGTGTGTGTCGGTCTATATTCAACTGGGTTACCCTAAGTGGACAAAACTTAGTATCAGTTGGTACTAACATCAAATACTATATCGAACGTGGTGGAGCTTATTACGACTCTACCCCCTACCGCCTTGTTTCCGGTGCCGGAGATGCCACATTTGCCGCTGTTAATGGTGACGCTACTATTACCGTAACTGAAATAGCCCACGGGGCTGTGGTAGGTAGTTATGTAACTTTTTCCGATGCGGTTAGCCTAGGTGGCAACATTACTGCTGATGTACTTAATCAAAACTATATAATAGATAGTGTAGTAGATGCAGACAATTTTACGATAGAAGCGGTTGATACTTCTGGTACAACGGTGTTGGCTAATGCTTCTGACACTGGTAATGGTGGCGCTTCCACTGTAGCTTCTTACGAAATAGCCCCCGGAGCGGAGTATGCAGTACCTTTTTCCGGTTGGGGTGCAGGTACATGGGGGTCTAGTACTTGGGGTCTAGGAGCTACCACTACTGCAAATATACGTCTTTGGAGTCAAGCTAACTTTGGAGAAGACCTTATTTTAGCTGACCGTGGCGGGGATATTTACATTTGGGATGCTAGTGCTGGCGCTGTTGCAGGTAACAGAGCGACATTTTTAACCTCAGCGATAGGCCAATCTGGTGTACCCACTATAGTAAATTACACTACCGTATCTGATATATTCCGTTTTGTATTTTGTTTTGGTTGCAATCCGGTAGGCTCTAGTGTCCTTGATCCTATGCTTATACGTTGGTCAGACCAAGAAGATGCAATAAATTGGACACCTCAAGCGACTAACCAAGCTGGTAGTTTACGCCTTTCTAACGGTAGTGAGATAGTTACTGCCCTTCAATCAAGGCAAGAAATGTTGGTTTGGACAGACGCCGCCCTCTACGGCATGCAGTATCTGGGTGCCCCAGAAGTGTGGGGGGCTAATTTATTAGGTAGTAACTTAACAATAGCCAGTCAGAACGCGGCTATAATTGCCAGTGATATTGCTTACTGGATGGGTAAAGATAAGTTCTACAGCTATGACGGTGTGGTTAAAACGCTACCTTGTTCTATCCGTAGTTATATATTTGACGACTTTAACCAACAGCAAACCGATCAAGTTATATGCGGTACTAATGAGAGGTTTAACGAAGTGTGGTGGTTTTACTGCTCTTCAGGTTCCACTACTGTGGATAGGTACGTCATATATAACTATGGGGAAGATGCTTGGGCGTACGGTAACATGGCCAGAACTGCTTGGATTGACGCTGACTTACGAGAACTCCCATTAGCCGCTACGTATAGCAACAACATAGTAAAACACGAGATAGGGTACGATGACAAAGAAACATCTTCGGTATACCCAATTACTGCTACGTTAGTATCAGCAGAGTTTGATCTAGACGACGGCGACAGAGCTATGTTTATTTCCCGCGTCTTACCTGACGTTACTTTTGCAGGGTCTACTGCATCCACACCAGCAGTAACAATGACTATATCTCCTATGGTTAACTCCGGTTCTGGGTATAACATTCCACTTTCTGAAGGTGGAAACAGTTCGGCTACTGTAACGCGTACTGCTACTGTACCTATTGAAGAGTTTACAGGGCAGGCTTATGTACGTCTTAGGGGTCGGCAGATGGCCTTTAAGGTCGAGTCTACTGCGGAAGGGGTGGCTTGGAAACTAGGTGCTACACGTTTCGATATGCGTCCTGATGGCAGGAGGGGGTAATGAGTGAATCCCTAATCAGCAGGACACCGCCTCCAGCTCTACCAATACCGGGCGATAATATTGATAAGCGGTATATAGACTCACAGAATAACGTATTGAGGTTGTACTTCGGACGCGTCTCTAATGCCATAAATAACGTAACAGGCCACCTTGGTGGTAGGTTTTTAGATGTAGCTAACGGTGTTTTCTTCTCTACAGTAAACCAGCCTATCGCAACAATAAACACCGGACAAGTTGTAACATTTAACAATACATATCTTAATCACGGCGTATCTATAAATGGTGTCTCTAATAGTCAGATAACTGTAGAGTATTCAGGGGTTTACAACTTTCAATTTAGCGCACAGCCTACAAGTAATTCGGCTTCAACTAAAATTGTCTATCTTTGGATTGCGCGAGATGGTACAGATATAGGGTATACCGGGAAACAATTTACCTTACAAGGCTCTGCTGATGTGCATGATATGGTTTATAGTTTTAATATAGATATGTTGGCAGGACAGTATTTGGAAATGAAATGGTCTTCTGACGATGTAAATACATCTTTGACCACCCAGACAGCCTCTACACCTCACCCCGGCGTCCCGTCTGCGGTTATGACCGTTAACCTAGTATCAGCGTTGCCTGACACGCTGCCCACTCCTCCATAGGTGCTGAGATGAAAAAATTTGCTCCGGGCGGTGGGATAACCGCTATAGATGTTCAAGGTACACGTCCATCAACTGGCCCTTTTGATAGCTCTACGTCCCTAGCAGATTATTTAGCTTCAATTTCAATGGGTGGGTATACCCCACCGCTACCCCCCGGCGCTACTTTAGGTTCAGGCTACTCACAAGAATTTGGGTACGATAGCCAAACTCCCTATAGCCCAGAAGCGTACCAAGACATGATGAAATATAGGGAGCTGTCAGACGAATATCGACGTTTAGGAAACGAGATTAAGCAACTGGATAAAGACGATATATCTGGCTTTTTGTTAATTCAAGGTCGTATGGACGATTTAAGGAAAGAGTTAACCCCCATAGCTGAAAAGTATAATGTTATGGGGTTGGATGCCTTCGACAATCTAGGTACGCCTGATGCTCAAAAACCATCGCGGCAAGACGACCCTAGTTTTTTAAGTAATATAGACGACTTTATAAGTGGTATACCCCTTATTGGTGGGGCTTATGATTATGGGAAAGACGCTTTAAGTGAGCTTATGGTATTACCCGATCTAGTTACCGCTGGCCCCGGTGGAGTTACTGCCGTTTTTGGTACCCCTTCGGGAAAACCCATACTTAGCACTGCGGTTCCCGGCACTACTGGTAGGACATGGACTGGAGGGGCGACTCGCGTGGGAGTCATAACAGGTAACCCCGTTGTAGATGCAGTTTTAGCTGAACGCGGGTTCGATGGAATAACTAAAATACCTACCCAAGAAGATATTCTAGATATATTAAAGGACGCCGGAGGGGTAACGGGGGTACTTGATGCTGTCCCAGATATAAAAGGTTTTACCCCCGACGAAGGTACCGATAAGAAAACTGAATTCGGTGTCACTTTAGATGGTGGCCCTGATAAAGATGACCTTAATAAAGGAGACGGTGGCTCTCCCTTAGATGATAATAAAAGTGGTTCTTCCTTAGATGATGATAAAGGAGGCGGTGGTTCTCCCTTAGATGATAAAGGTGGTTCTCCCTTAGATGATAAAGGTGGCTCTCCGTATTTGGATTTAAATAAAGGAGACGGTTCCGATCCCGATAAAGGCACATCAACTACTGGCGATGGCGGCGATGGCGGTGGCGGTGCTGGGTACACACAGGGTATAGGAGTACATTCCGGCGCACCCGGTGACGTAGTAGATTTAGATTATCTATATGATATTTCTGGGAGCAGTATATTTGCCCCACGTTTACAGGACGAAGGTGAAACAGACGATAACAGACCCTACGTTTACGCTAAAAGTGGTGGTATGATACAGAATAATTACGACTTGACAGATGAGATTCTACGTCGTT